ACCTATTACGTCTAAGAAGCTATTAGAGTTTGCTGAGAATGGGTTTACAGCATGTAAGACGGATGACGAACGCCGAAACTTCCATCGTAATAAACTGATGGTTGATCTTGAAATGATTCCATCTGAGGTTCAGGAAGCTATTATAAATAACTTTGTGACACAACCAGTTAAAGATAAGAGTCAGCTACTTAATTATTTTATTGAACATAAGATGAAGCAGATGATGGAACATTTGGAGGAATTTTAATGCACTTACTAATTTCAGAAGTACTTGATGAGTTTGAAAAAGCAAAATCAAAACAAGATAAAATCGCTGTACTTAAAAAGTATGAATCGCCCGTCCTACGAGGCATCATGCGAATTAACTTCGACCCTAACGTAGCGTTCGATCTACCAGAGGGTGAGCCACCGTATCGTAAAGATACCGATCGCCCGATTGATTACCAGCAAACAACTCTGACGTTAGAATATAGACGCTTCTATATTTGGCATGATCCTAATGTTAAGATTCCTAAGCTTAAAAAAGAAACTCTCTTTATTGAAATGCTAGAAGGCTTACATGCTTCAGAGGCCGAAGTAATTATTCTTGCTAAGGATAAAAACTTAGCTAAGAAATATAAGTCTTTAAAAGAAGATATTGTACGTGAAGCATACCCTGTAACGTTACCACCTAAGGTAGATAAGCCGAAGGCTGAATCCCCTTTAGTTTAAAATCTCTTTGGCGACTTCTCACAAGGAAAAAACCTGGGTGGGAAGTAACCGGTACGGCGCCTAGTCTAGAGCGCTTTTACAACGTCAAAGAGATTAAAATGGATAGACGTAACCTTTGATTTTTTTATTAATTTATATTATAATTGATTATGATCTATACTAATACTAAACCTCTTGTTAAACCTAAGAAGAAGCCTAAGGCCGAGCGCGATCAGTACGCTGCATGGTGTGCGAAGCATGGCATTGATCCTACCGGCAAGTCTAGAAAGAAGAAAGACTTTAAGGTAATTACTCTACCTGGTATCGTATCGAAGCCTTATGTTCGTGAGACGAAGCATTATCCTAGCCTCGACTCTGGTAACTTCGGGGCGGTTACTACCGGAAAACCTAAGCAGGTATATACGGGTGATAAAATGCTGGGTATTGCTGCTATGCATAAGTCTAACCTTGTACCTATTTTTACTGAAGAGAACGCGAAGGAAGTATCGCAAATGAGGCGCGGATGAAAATTGCTCTTGGTTCCGACCTACATATCGAGTTTGGTCAACTCGAAGTTACAAATGCACATGGTGCAGATGTATTAATTTTATCTGGTGATATTGTTACAGCTACTGACCTTGAGGGTTGGAGACCTGAAGGTGATTCATACGGTAATGCAAAACGCTTTATGACATTCTTTGAACAATGTGCAACCAGTTTTAAGCATGTACTATACGTAATGGGTAACCACGAACACTATCATGGTGACTTTGCAACCTCGGCTGATACACTACGTACCGCATTGGAAGAGTTGCCTAATATACGTTTGATGGATAAGGAAAGTGTAACGATTGACGATATTACTTTTATCGGTGGTACGCTATGGACCGATATGAATAAAGAAGACCCTCATACCCTGTATTCAATTAAAGGGTATATGAATGACTTTAAAATTATTAAGAACACCGCAAGGAAAGTAACCTTCAAGGATGAGGCTGGTAAGTTTCATGAAAGAGATGCTCGCTTCTGCCCTGAAGATACGGTTGAAGATCATAAAGCTATGCTTGCTTTTATTGACGAAACAACTAAAGATAGTTCTAAAAAGTTTGTTGTTATCGGTCATCACTCACCTTCCAAGCTATCTACCCACCCTCGGTATAAGGAGGAGGTAATGGTAAACGGAGCATACAGTAGTGATCTGTCTGAGTTTATTCTTGATCATCCTCAGATTAAACTATGGACCCACGGTCATACCCATGACCCTTATGACTACATGATTGGTTCTACTCGTATTGTTTGTAACCCACGAGGCTACATTAATTACGAAGATATTGCTGATAATTTTGAATTTAAACTACTTGAGGTATAATATGAGTCTTCCTTCCGATCCCGCCGCACGTAAAGCTATTAAGAAGTGTATGGATGAGCTTTCAGCCTCCATGGCACGTACTGAGGGTGAACGTGAATTTATTAAAGAAGCTATTAATAATATTTGCGATGAATATGAAATGAGTAAGAAAACATTTCGTCGACTTGCAAAGGTTTATCATAAGCAAAACTTCTCTCGCGAGGTTGCCGAGCATGAAGAATTTGAAACTATGTACGAGCAGCTGACTGGTGAAACAAGTCTAGGTAATATTACATAATGTATACAGTTTATAATCTAGAAATGCAGACGCGCGATAAAATGAACCGTCTCAAAAAGACATCTCATGTTGGTGTATTCAATACTTTAGAGGATGTTGAGATTGCAAAAATTAAAGTATTAGAAATTAACCCTGGTACAACGTTTGAGGTATATCTCTGTGAACATATTTTATTTGAGCAACAACCCGACTGAATGTGCGCAACAGCATGTTGATAAGCATGTTGTTAAGATGATTCTCGAATACGGTCAGTTGATGTCTACAGCCCATCGCATTCTTGATGGTCAACTATATTACGGTAAAACTAAAAATAACCGTAATATTCAAAGGTGGTTATTGCCAGATCTAAGAGAAGAGGTAATATGGAAAGCATCTCATACCAATCACCCCTCTAATATTTGGGTAAGACAATCATCTAGTCACTACATGTGGTTATACAATTTGTGGCTTGAAATGCTAACCGAATATACCTTCCGCTATAATAAAAAGCATGCTGCAGAAAGAATGAAGGATGTTTTTTATCAATTACCTAAAAATATACCGCATGTAGGATGGTTGTATGATCCCACCCCAGCAATGCCTGATGAATATAAAGTAGATAACGTAATGCAAAGTTATCGTAACTTCTATATTGGGGATAAAAAGTCTTTTGCAAAGTGGAAGAATAGAGATACACCGACTTGGTTTGTATAAATAAAAATATGATCTATACATTTTTAAATACTGAAACTCAAAAAATTGAAGAACATTCGATGCGTATGTCTGAATATGATGAGTTCAAAGAAAATAATCCCCACCTAGACAGATACCATGAACCCGGCAGAGGTCCTGCAATGGGTGACTCGGTCCGTCTGGGTATCCGTAGACCTGATACAGGATTTCAGGAGGTACTATCGAAAATAGCTAGCGCTAATTATAAGAGTAACCTTTCTGATAAGTTATCGCGACGATGATTGCACACTAAGAGTTTTTTACTGGGACTGCAGGGAAACCTGTAGTCCTTTTTTTTGCAAGAGGGAAACTAATGGCTACTAATAAGAGAGCAGCGAAAGCTGTAACGGTCCATACCGAAGAGTATAATCCACAATTACAACCTAATGTTAAGCCAATTAATAATACACTTAGAATAAAACTAGATAATTTAAAAACTTTTCAACCCCTAACAAACAATCAAAGATTATTTTACGAAGCGTATAAGAGAGGTGACTATTTTGTTGCCCTGCATGGAGTAGCCGGTACGGGTAAAACGTTTATTGCTGTTTACAAAGCTCTCGAAGAAGTATTAGAAAAATCTAACCCTTTTAATAAAATTATTATTGTTCGTTCAGCTGTACAGTCTAGAGAAATGGGTCACCTACCTGGCGACATAGATGAGAAGCTAGACATTTATCAACAACCGTATCGTCAAATTTGCCATACATTATTTGACCGTAAGGATGCATACGATAGATTATCTGAACAAGGTCATATCGAGTTTATCTCAACATCCTTCATCAGGGGTATGTCATTTGACGATGCAATCATTATTGTTGATGAGATGCAGAATATGACATTCGAAGAAATTGATACAGTTATGACCCGTGTTGGTTATAGATCAAAGATTATCTGGTGCGGTGATTATCGCCAGACAGATTTAAATAAAAGAAAAACAGATGTATCTGGTATTTTAAAATTCTTTGATATTGCCCATCACATGGCTGCATTTACAAGAATCGAATTTGAAGTAAACGATATTGTACGTAGTTCTTTAGTAAAAGATTATATACTTGCTAAATTAAAAGTAGAAGACTCTTCGGATAAATAAATCATGACTCCAGAAATTAAACTTATTGCATGTAGTAACGTCTACAGTAGATTAATGCATTTTAAACGTGCAGGGGATATTGAGCTTGGTCACCGCCACAGCTATAACCACGCAACGTTAGTAAGTGCAGGGTCGGTACAGGTAGATATATTAGATGAAGAAAGTAACACAACATCATCTAAAGTCTTTAATGCACCAACAATGATCTATATTAATAAAGACGATTTTCATAGAATAACTGCATTAGAAGATGACACAGTTTGTGTTTGTATACACGCATTAAGAACAATTGATGAAGAGTTAGTCGAGCCAGACTTTTTAGTCGATGCTATTACTAACGATAATAACGATATGAATATTCCTGAGTTAGTTAAAACGAAAACAGAAAAAACACTTCAAGGGTTTATTGTCGAAAGAAATAAACTCGTAGATGAAGATCTAAAGCATTAAGGGAGAAAAAATGGCAGATAGTTTTGAATTTAATTTTACAGTTGAACAAGTACGTGAACTTGTACCAAAAGCAATTGGTGGTCCTGATGCCTGGTACGAAGCACTTGCTGAAGCATTACCGCAATATGATATTAATACTGTTGAGAGAGTAGCAGCATTCATTGCTCAATGCGCTCACGAATCAGGTGGCTTTTCCGTACTTGAAGAAAACCTTAATTACAAAGCTGCAACTTTAACAAAGTTATGGCCTCAAAGATTCCCACCTGGTGTTGCTGAACAATACGCTGGTAAGCCACAAATGATTGCTAATAAAACCTACGGTAGTCGAATGGGTAATGGACCAGAAGAATCTGGCGAGGGTTACAAGTATCGTGGCCGTGGCATTCTTCAGTTGACAGGTAAAGATAATTATAAAGCTTGTTCTCAAACATTATTCCAAGACAACACTTTACTGGATGACCCAGATCTTCTACTAGACCCTTATTATGCTATTCACTCAGCTTGTTGGTTCTGGAACAAGAATAAGTTAAATCAGTTTGCCGATGCAGGTGACCTTACAACACTTACTAAACGTATTAACGGTGGTACGATTGGCTTAGAAGACCGCATACATCATTACAACCACGCTGTTGAGGTTTTGGCATAAAGACGCTATAATATATTATGACATTTAAACATATAAAACTTGATCGTGAAGTCCCTAAACTAAAGCAGTTAAACGAGAACGGGGTACGGCATTACGTTACCCCTGAAGGTAATAAGTACCCTTCTATTACAACCGTACTTTCCGAGTACAACCGGAAGGCTATTTTTGAATGGCGTACTCGGGTTGGTAATGATGAAGCTAA